TATTTCAATATAAATAGGAAATCTATAATAAGTAAGTCTAGCATTTTCAAGTTTAAATTCATCGTTTGTAAAAATTCTAGCTTTATTTGCTATTAATGTTGAAAAAGTTTCTCCCCAATGAAAATTAGGTTTCTTATGTTCGTCTCTTAATAATTGCGCTCTATTATCTTCTTCAGCCAAATAGATAAGCATTGGCCTTGCATTAGGACAACACTCATCTTTAGCTTCTACATCTATTCTTTTATATTCTAAATAATTATCGGGAAGCTCATTAGTAGATTCATAAAAAATACCTCTATCTGTAATAGCAAGTTTTGAATCTACAAGAAGTCTTTGTAAATCGTCAATTCTTCTTCTTGATTGTTCATCACCATCTTGAAAAATATTACTTCCACGAATCTGTCTTCTAACCCACTCCACCATAGCTTTATTAAAAGATTCCACAATAATCCAGCATTCAATGTTATCAAAATCATTGGACGCTAATTTATTAAGTCTTTCTTTTATTTTTAATTGTAGAGTTCGATTATTCATAATTAACTTTTAGAACCTTGTAATTTAGAACCTTGTACATTATGTCTATCAGTAGGTCCTTTAGGCAAACCTGCATTATGAGCTTCACAAGCATCTAAACCTCTAATATTTCTAGAAGAACTAGGTTGCTCGGATAATCTTTTTTTACCTGCAGCATTCATAGTGCTGTCTAATCCAAATTGATCACTTCCTTTTTTCATAGTATATATTTTATTTATTCCATTCAGTTTCTATTGCTAAAACTATAGCATCTGTTATATCCTCATTCATTGGATTTTTCATAAACTCAACAACATCCGCTGAATTTCTTCCTGCATTTGTTGCAGTATCCGTGTGATAAATATAACCATCTGCTTTAGGCATTAACGTTTTATAATACATCGCATCTTTAATTATTGCTCTTAATTTAAGATCTCCTACAGATTGATTAAATAAATCAATAAATGTACTTGCTGCTCTTTTTTGAACTTTCTCAAAAGAACGTCCTTTGATATAATCATCCATTGCCTCATATAAAGCATCATGTGAAGTATTCTTTTTATATTGAGGACTGCCTGGATCAATCACCTTAGTAATATAAAGTAATTTATTAGTGTCAGTATTATATAGTTCTTCTAATGCAACAGCCGCTTTATTTTGTAATTTTCTAAGTGTATTTTTAGTATTTACAGTTTCCTCATCTCTATCTAAATAAAATTTAGGAGGTGTTGCCATATCTCTAGCTACTGCTAAACTTTTTGCAACCATAGTAAATCCTCCAGCATCTATAGCTCTAATTTTAATAAGATCATAAGGATCAGTTGTAGGATCTAAGAATACTGGATCAGTACCTGCTGCCAATTCCATTTTGTCCCAAAATTCACTATTATTAGGTTTTAGTAATGTAACTAAATCCCAAAAATTCTCAGCTTCAGGATCTACAGGATTTCCTGCAAGATCTCTTTCTAATTGAGCAATTGTAATTCTAATGTCTTTTATTTTTGCATTTCTTTCATCCTCATCTTTTATCAACTTGATGTCAGGAGCAAATTCATTTAAACCTGTAAGGTATCTTTTAGTACCGTTGTTTTCAATACACGCTAATTGTTCTGTGTGTACTGCACCTTCATGTAAAGTCATTTCATACTTTTCTAATCCCATATTCTCACCACCTTCAAAATAAGGTCTGATTGAAATCTTTTTTCCTTTTCTTACACCGGGCACTTCTACTTTAGTAAAATCCATAATTCTTTATTTGTTGGTTTATAATAACTGATTAATCCTCAGTAACGGATATAAATTTATATAAAAAAAAGGAGAGGTACAATACCACCTCCTTTTTTTCTTTTCTTTTTTTGTAATTTCTAATCTTTTATATTTAGAAAGAACCTCCCGTAACAGGATTTCTCATTACAATTTTAAGAACTTTAGTTGGATCTTTAACCCAAATCGCAGGCATACATTGAGTCATCATAACTCTATATCCATTGAATTGACCTGAAGATTGAAATCCTTGACTTCTACCCATATAATCCATAGTACCATTTTGATACCACCATTTAAGTTGATTATCCCATTCATTTTTCAATAAATAGATATTATCATTTCCTGTATCTGTTACATCAAATATAACAAAGCTATAAGAACTTAAAGGATGACCGTCAATGATAGGATTCTCTACATCATTAGTATGTAAGTTGTCAAACGCTGGGTTTAAAACAAATTTTACATTAGCTAAGAATGGAATCACGTAAGAAGTATAAGCGAATCCAAAACCTAGATCCATACCTTTACCTGTGATTGCTCCTATATCATCAGCTTGAATTACCAATCCAGCAGCGTTAGCTTCTCTTTTGATTGCTTCATTAACCAATTTCATTCCACCAATTCCAGTTTGAACAATTAATTGTCTTTTTGGATCCGGACCTTTAAATTCAACTCTACCTTGATAGAAGTTATAAAGTTCAGATTTAAATAAATCTAAATTGAAATTTGATTTATTATAAATTCTTTTGAAAGAATTATCTAATTGTTTCCAAAGACCTACTGATAATCTCATGTCATCTGGCCCATCTTGACGTAATCTACCACCATGACCCCACATTAAGTAAGTCTCAATATCATTAGCAATTTTAGATAAATGAGCAGCTTCTAATGCAGTTAAGAAAGTTCTTTTCAAATCTCCATTATCTATTGCACGTTTGACATAATCTTTACCCATTGATTGAGCCATATCCTCTAATGAAGATACTGAAGGGTTTATGTTTTTATCAAAATTTCTCCAGATTTCAGTAACAGGAATTGTACCATCAGCATTCATTCCTCCTTTAATCATCATGTCTGCCTTAGAAGAAATAGAATAATGAACGTGTGCTTCAGCACCACCTACATAATTATAAAATTCTCTAAATCCAGAGTTCGTACTAATATCAGAAAATCTTTCTCCGTACTCACCTCTTGCAGAACCTTTTCTAAAAAATTTCATTCCTTCTCTAAGGAATTTATTATCTAGAAATTTTACATTATCATTATTTACTAATCTAATAGTGTAGATAAATCCATCACCCATAGGTAAGATATCATCATCAGTAATGAAAAGCTCTACTCCATTATACTTATCATAAGTAATAATATCTCCATGTCCAAACTCACGCTTGTTAATTTTGATTTTAAAAGTAGTACCATCCTGACCTTTCTTTAAATTTAAAGGTTCAATGTCTTCTATAACATAAGGAAGATCATTAGCAATAGGTGTTTGCCATTTATACTCACCACGGGCATTGTTGACCATGATTACATTTTTTCCACCAAAAGAAGACATTTGATAAAGAGGCATCTCCACCTTCTGAGCCATAGCCCAGATATCTACAGGACCTAAGTCCATTGGATCTGCATCTTTCAACATCCCTTGAAGGTGGTAAGAATCTACATGTGATGAAGCATCATATGTAGTATCCCTTAAGTAAATTCCATTATTTAATACTGGAGTCGCCATCTTAAATTGTGTTTTTAGTTATTATTTATTTATTAAATTCTTTATCTATTAAAAAATCCTTTGCTTGGTTTTTTAATTGTTCTATTATGAGCACCTTTTTGCTTTTCAGTACCTTCTGTTTCTTGTGAAGAAGTACTTCTACTAGCTTGCTCAGTTTTTAATTTTTTTACTGTATCAATCACTTGTTCTTTCTTTGCGCCTTTTGATAGTTCAGCTTTATATCCATCCGGATCAGCCAATAACCAAAGAGCCTCTGCAATTAAACCGTGATTAGGTTCCAGGAATTGATGTTTTTCTATTAAATGACCAAACATATTAGTAGGTTGACCATTAGCAGATTGATAATTAGGATTAATTAATCCTTGATATAACATCTGTTGTGTTCTTTCATCTAGTTTTAATCCGTTAAGATCTCCTGGAGAAAGTACACTGTAGATGTTTTCTGCATATTCTTGAGACATTGCCTCTTGTTTAATTCTTTTTTGCTCTTGTTCTGCAACCTTTCGTTGAACTACTTGTTCTTGCATTTTATCCAACTTAGGTTTAAATTGAAGAGCTTTTGCTTCTAGCTTTTCTAGATCTTTCCAAGATTCTATTTCTTCTTGGATTTCGCTTTCATCCCCAAATCTAGTAGCACCAAGATATTCTCTAATGATTGTTTCCTGACCTCTTTCTGTAGCAGGGTCTAAATTTTTAACAGCTTCTGCTTGAGATAATTGTTGAAATAATCCTTGAAGGTTGTTTCCTCCATCCGCTACATACTTCGCAGCATATTGCAATTCTTGAGGTAACGATTTAAAAAATTCTTGAGGAGTTCTTTCTTGAACCTCTCTTTCTTTTTCTTGAATATTCGTTACAATTAATTCTTTAAATTCCTCTAACGTATACTCTGAAATATCCTTTTCATCATCAAATGGTAAAAGAACTTTGTCATCAATTAATGCTTTAGTAAGTTGGGCCATTCCGTTTTTATCAAGCGGGGGTCTGCCTCCTTTATCAACATCTGTATCAATTGCAGTGTCTTTAATTATTTTATTTAGATCCTCCTCATCAATTACAGGAGGCTCTATATCATCTTTTGCAGTTTCAACGTCCTCTTTAGGTTTTAAAGGATTTAATTCTTCCTTTTCCTCCTCTTTAGGTTTGTCATCTACAAAACTAACATCTACTTTTCCTGTGTCAAAGAACGATTTCTCTTTTGAGTCGTTATCTTCAGGAGCTGCTGTAATTACCGCGTCTGCCCCTGGCATTCCTAATAAGTTGTTCATTTCATCTTCTGAAATTTCGACAACTTCCTTCTTGTTTTCTTCTGTTGACATAATTATTTGTTGGTTTTAATGTCTATTATAATATAGCTAATTTAAAATAAATAAACCAATAATGTTTAAAAAATTATTTTTACTTATTTCAAATTATCTGATTATATAGATATATTTGATTTACTTCTTTTTCTCTTCTTTTTTATTAGGACTATCAAATCTATTTTTGTTTTCTCTAGCTATGGCTAGTTTATCTTGAGAAGATTGTCTAGAAACATTTAATTTTTCTCTTTCTAATGTCATCTTTTCTCTATGCTGATTAGTTCTATTATTTTCTTTTTCTCTTTGTAACCCAGTAGCCTCTTGATATCTTTCAGTTTCTCTAATATCTTTCATAGCATCTTTGTAATCAGATTCTTTATTTTCATTAATATCAACCATAGATCCAAATCCTGCAGCTTTAATCTCAGCCATTAAAAGATTATTTCTTCTATCTTTTTCATTTTGCATAGCCTCAAAATCTTGCTCCATTTTCTTTTCTTTTTCTTGAGCTGCAACCATTTGATCTTGCATTTCTTGTTGAGACTGTCTATTTTTATCGGCTTCTTCTTGAGCTTTTCTTTCTGCAATTTTCATTGTCTCAGTTATCTCAGCTAAACTGTCTGCCTTAATCATATTCCCTAAATCAAATATAGATGCTCCTGCTGTATTATTAGTAATAGCCAATTGTTTTAATTTCTCAAGGGTAGCTCTATGATTTGATTTAGTACTTGCATAAACATTAACATCTCTAAGCATTAAGTCAGTACCGTTTATTTCAAAATTTACTCTTTCATGCATTGCAGTAAGGTATTGCAATCTTACAGAAGGCTTTGTAGAACTATAATGTTGCGCTAAATCAGTTCTCATTTGATGTACTCTAGGCATTAGATGATCAGAATGACTAATAAAATATTGCTCTGTTTGAGCATATGAACCACTCATTGCTGCTCGCACTCCTTCTGCAGTTTCTTGTTCTATTTGCTGACCCATTCTTTGAGGGTTCACTCCTATATTTTCAAAAGCTTGTTGTTTAAAATAATTGCCTAATTGCACTCTAGACATTAGTCTATTAGTTTGTTCTAAATTCAATTGGGTAATATGTTGCATAGCCATTGGATTCTCCGTATTAGTTATGGTGGAATCATAAGGTAGCATGCTGAAATCCTTCATTGCAACATATGCTTTTGCTAAATTATTTTTACCCCAATCTTCTCCCATTGAATGCTTTGGTAAACCGTTTTGATCAAATACAATAACAGTACCTAATTCATCAATTAAAATATCAGCTATCTGATTATTGACCATATTAAATCCTATCTGCCACGCTTTCATTTGATCCACACAAGATACAGATCTAGAATTTCTATCTGTAAATATTCTTCCTTCAACTGGAAGTTTACAACCATACATTGTTTTATCTCCTTTAAATTGAAATTTAATCCTACCAATAGTATTTTGATCAATACCAATATACATAGGATCAACCCCTCCTGGATTATTCATTCCCCAAAATGATGAATGATTAGGTCCTATCTTAACGCCTCCCCATACTTCATTTATCCAAATCCAATCAATATGTTCTCCAAAAACTAAATTATCTTTTGTTGTGTTTTTTAATAAATTAGTATTATAAATAGGATTAGTAGTAATTTCATAAATTTCATCTACTATCTCACTGGTAACCTCCCCTTGATCATCAATTTTAGTTAGATAACCAATCTTTCTTTGTGATTTCCAATATGTTGTAGTAACTCTTAGTAAATGATTAGAACCAAAATCTAAAAAATCTTCTGATTCTCCTAATATCCAAGAAACAATATCCCCTCCATTTTGTGAAAAATTATCATGCATTGATACAAACTGTCTATATGCTAATGATGGCATTTTAGTATTCCAATCGTGTGATTTAGTAGCATCATAATAAGACCCATCATTCTGATATCCTTGGACTGCATATCCTGCAGATCTAACTGGATAAATAGCTTCTAAAGATTCTTGTTGCGCTTGTGTCATCCTAGAACCGTATTTATCAATGACTTCTGCCACAGTCATCATATCAATCTTACCTACGGAATTTCCATCTGCTATATAGCGTACATCCGGGGACTTATGATAAAAAGTAAGTACTGGATTCCATAACTCAATATCATAATCATCATCATACATTTTAAAATGCCAAAATTCTCTATCCGTAACAAGAAGATCTCTAAATCCTCTTTCTTCAAGTTCGTCAATATTAAATCTTTCCATATCCGCCTCATACTGATGTTGGGCCCATTCTTCCATTATATCAGTATAGCTTTTATTAAAAAATTCTTGTATTTGAGGTAAAGATTTAATTTCTTTATCTGCTTGTTCTTGTACTTTTGGATCTTCTAGATTAGCACCTTGTTCTTGTAATTTAGCATACATTTTCTTTTGAGCTTGTGATAGCAATGTATCTTCTATCATAGCTTTTTTACTATCAAGCATCTCATTGTAAGAAATCTCATCTACAGATCTGTATGTAAGTTTAGAATCTCTTTTTGCAAATTCATTACATAATGTATTAATTACATTAGGTATAATTGGATAAAATTTTAATTCTAAAGCAGAGTCATCATCAGAAGTGAGTTGCTGAATGATATCATTATACTCATTATTATCTTCAACAATGTAATCAGTCTTATCAATAATACCATTGGCCAATTTATAATTCTTAAGAAGTCTTCTGGCATTTCTTCTTAATTGTTTAAGTCCTTGCCATTCTAACCAATCCATATTCCAAGCAGCCCAATCATCATCCTTTTCATTTCTTGGGAGAAATTGGATAGGTTGGGTTAATGTAGCCATTTTATTATAATCGGCTTTCTTCCCTTTCTTCAGATCCATTGCTGATAAAACTTCCATACTATCTTATTTTAGATTTCTAAATCCCCCTCTTGGTTTTTTCATACCACCGGTATTAGTTCCTCTTGAACCAATATTCTTAAACGGACTCTTATTTAATTTAAACAAATTCTTTGACATCTCCAAGCTTTCAGGAGTTTCTTCTATTATACATTTAACACCCACATTAGAATCTTGAATAGTTAAAAATGTAACCAAAGATGCTAATGTGACTAATCTATCTACGTTAAGACCATCATGATATACACCCATTTCTTTCATTGCCATTATATCAGGGATACGCTCTATACCATAAACAATTCTAACAAGTTCTCCTTTATCATCATACACCCTATCAATTTCTTCATTTAAAAATTCAATCAGATATGATATCATATGATCTCTAAAAAGCTTTCCTGTATTTTTCCAACCGTACTCTTGAAATACATTCATATTAGAATTTAAACTTTTTAGAAAAATCATTTGATCTTTAGGAACAAGATATTTTTGCTTTCTCACAGATATCATATATTGAATAAAAGAAGATATGTTATTCTCAATCAAAGTCCATGCATTATACCACTCAATAATTAATAGCAATCTTTCATGAGTTCTTGTTATATCATCAAATCTTCCGCACCAGGCAGCAACAATCTTTCCGTGTTCTAAAAAAGTCTTCATTACTCCATTTTCATCAGCTTTTGTAATTTGAACAGCGTTTTTATATATATAAATAGAACATAAAGAATCACTTGTTGTACTTTTTCCCTCAGATACAGGATCTATGGATCCTACATAAGTTTTCCATTCGGGATCTTTAATAGGTCTTTCCCAAACAACTAAACAACCTTCCTTATCTATTTCTTTTTTCTTAACTGGAAAATCCATTATAGGACTTTTTTTAGATTCTGAAATTAATATATCATCCTTATCCCCTCTACTAATATTTAAATATTCATGAAAATATGTTTTATCTTCTATTCTTCTTGCTTGATTTGTTACTAGATGTAAAGGGAACTTAGATTCTTCTCTATAATCAAAAGCTTCTTTTATATTAATGGGTTTTTGAGATATTCTTAATTGATATTTAGAAGGGTCTAGATTTTTTTTCCACTCTAATCTTTGTTCTTTAATTGCAACAAGTGCTTCTTCAACCATTGAATTTCCAAACTCATCTATATATGGAGGCATTGACCATTGTTCCGGAATAAACAAACCATGCTTACCCCAAGTTCCTTTATCATCTAATAAATTAGATTCTACAGCATAAAAACCATTATCTTCAGGATTTAAAATATATTCTTTTAAAGGTTCACATTGAGATAAATCTCCAACAGACCCTGCAATTATAAAAATTCCTGTAGATAACATTCCTGAGTGTAACGCTGGCCTCATGAACTCATAAGTTAAATCAGCCTTTGGTGCAATACCTCCTTCCTCATGAAAGAATATTTTACACGGCCCTCCTACTCCTGCCGTAGGATCTTTTTCAAAAGTATGCCCTGTAAATGTAGATTTTAAACCTTTTTTAAAATCTTTTCCTCCAACAGTCATTTCAATTTGTTGGGTCCAATCCATTACTTTACCTGGGTTCATAGGTCTATACCAAGCAGTATGTTCATTAAGAAAATCAGCATACTCTTGAGCCATTTTCCAAGAACCTTTTAGATTAATATAATCCTTAAGAGATGCTCCCATTTTTAATTTTGCACCTTCTTCAAACCAAAATTGATTTATTAATTTTGCAACATGAAAATAACTACTAGCAATTTGTCTTTTCTTTAACATACTTGCATGCATGTCATGCAGTTCCGCAAGTATTTCATATAGTGCCATATGATATTGAACATCCCAAATATTGGGAAAATCATACTTTCCTTTTTCTTTATCAAAAATAGGTAGGAAATTTATCCATTGGTAGTAATCTCTAGATACATACCAAGTATTAGATCCATTTTTATATATAACACCTTCTCTGCATTTACGCTTCTCATCATTCCAATAATTTCTATAATCTTTACTTTTAAATGGATATTTACAATAAAATTTATTTTTATTAAAGGAAGTTCCTTCTTTTTGCCAAAATGCAATGCTGTCATCAAAATCATATTTACCCGGTTCTTTAAATAAAGAAAGTAAAAAATTAATAATATCTTCTTTAGATTCAAAGATTGTATCTTTAACTCTTATTTTTTTATCATATGTAGGTATCGCTAAAGGATAATCGGCATCTCTAAACATTTTTACAGGCTCTGATTTTCATTTCTTTTTCTACAGCTAACTGCAAACAATCTTCATGAGTTTTTGCAGATACGTGGTCTTCAGATTCACCATTAAAATAAGCAGGATATTCTTCTCTAGGAAAAGCATACCACTTTTCTTGATATTTGTTATAGTGAAATAACCAATTATATAATAAAGCTTCTTTCATAATTTTAATTTTTATTCTTGATCGTATGCTATTCCTTTACCACCTCTAACATGAGATTTTTGTTCATCTTGTAAATCTTTATACGCACCTTTAAATGAAGATCTTACTTGTTCAAAACTTTTTGCAGCACCTACCAATTGTGTAATATTACCATCCTTTCCTGCTGTTAAATTAGTAGTTCTCATGAACAATGCTAATTTATCTAGCATTCCTGAAATTCCTTCATAAGCTCTTGAGGCAGGCGTACTAAACATTTCCTTACATCTATCTACTGCTGAAAAAATTAAAGGATCCTCTGTAGAGAATTTAGCCTCAATGTCTTTTAATATACTATCCTCTTTATCAATCGCAACCATATTAAAATAAGGATTTGCATCAGGATTAGGATATGTCATATAAAACAAATAAGCATATACTTTTAAATATTCTTCATTTTTTTTATATTTTGTCATAATATCCTTCAGCCATTTAATTGTATAACAATGCTCAGTCGGGATTATTTTTCCATTCTGAACATCAAATAGTTTTGATACCATTCTTTTTAGGATTTTTAATATGATTAATAATAGCAAGTACTTCTTCTTTTAAATAAGGTAATTCATATATAACTACTTCATCTACGACAGGGTTATCATTTTCATCAAGTTCTATAATAGGATACCCATATTCATTTTCGCCTACCTGTTTAAAAATAATATGTCGTAATGTTAATTTACCCGGTTCTAAATGAGGATTATGTTTAAGGGCCATGTACATATACATGCTTAATTGTAAACAGTAATGTTCATAATTACAATCTTCTATATGAGTTAATGGTTCTGATAAACAAGTAGTTTCTCCTTTCCAATTAGTATATCCATTAAATTTAATTTCTTTATTGGTTTTGTAATCCATTATATTAATTTTTCCATTAACCACATCAAGATAATCAGCTTGACCACATGCTCCCGCGGAAGTAAGATAAACAAAATGCTCAGGATAAATTCCTGGATTAAGTTTTTGTTCAGGTGCGTATTTTAGACCATCAATTATTTTTGGAGGAATTACAGGTAAATCATACCCTTCTATATTTAATGTATCACAAGATATTAAATCAGCCTCTCGTTCATTATGATAAAAAGTACCCATACCAGTAGCTCTTAAATTTTCAGTCTTCCAAATTTCTAAAATTTTTTCTTCTGGTATTTTATACCATTTGGATTTTCTATTTTTAGAACACTTAGCAGCCACCGCTTCTGCATCAAATTCGGATTTAAATAATCCTATTATTTTGGTAACGCTTTTCCACTCTATAGTACTATTAGGATCTAAATCCTTATATAAGTGGCCTTCTTCTTTAAATATCAAACTCATTTTTTATATTTTATGTTATTTAATCTCCTTTATAGCCCGACATCTTAGTTTTATCAAAAGGGTTTTTTACAGTTATTTTTTGATAACCAATCTGCGTCTTTGTCTTTGTTGGAGGTTTCCCTGTTAATTCAGATATTATCTTGCATCCTTTACATATGCTACATTCATGTCTAGTTAATAGCATTTCATCTGGGCACCACCCTTTACCTTCACACACAGGACATTTTTGCCAACTCATTTTTCTTCGAGGTTTAGTGAATCTTCTATCATTTCTTCTTCTAAATCATCTACTACTGCATCCCATCTTGGATTATTTTCATCACCACATCCTGAAGATAAAGATCTTAATTTTAACGAAAGACTGCATCCGCATTTCCCACAACAAGGCTGAGTACCTGCCATATAACATTCATTCCCTTTACTATCAATAAAGGAACATTTCCGGCATATTTGCATCCTTTCTTTAAAGATCTCTTCTATGTGTTTTTTCTTAAATATCTTATTTTTAATTCCTTCTAAGATCAAACCTTTACTCTTATAAAGCTTTATTAGCGACATATTCCTTTCTCTCTTTTCTTTTTTCTGTATACCTATCTTTTTCTGCATCAATAAGAATTAATAATTTAGACATTTTATCATTATAAGAAATTAATCTTTTAATATTTGCCTCATCTTTAGATTCTTCTCTTATTAATTTTTTAGATACTCTATCATATTTAAGCATTAACTTTTCTAAAGTTTTTTTCTTTACTATAAAAGAACCAAAATTTATAATTGATATTCTAGGATGCTCTAAACTTTTAATATGGTTTTTTACAGAAGACCAGTAAAAGCCAGATACATCCGAAACAAGATTTTCGGAGACACCTAACTTTTCTGCTGTTGGTTTAATTACTTCATTATGCTTTGCTGGCCTCATCTATAGATTCAGTTCTTAATAGTTTAACTTGAATAAAAATATTCCCCGAAGTTTCTATTTTCATATCCGGATTTAACTCAATAGATTTTTTTTCACGTTTAATTAAACCAATATTATTTAGTTTATTTACAGAATTTCTTACTGTTTGTGGAGTCTTAAAAATCTCTTTTTCAAACTTAAGATTATGATCTTTAGTACGCTCATCAAATTTACAAGCAGCATTACAGAAATGAGTAAACTCTGCTTTACTGGAGATACCCAATAAAGTAAGACAGTCTAAATCAGAATTTGAAATGCTAATTCCTTTAAAATGAGTATACATATTTATTTGGAACTTGACAATATCAAATAGATTTAACTTATTAGATCTTTCTATTTTATTTAAAATCATTATCTAATAATTACTATAGCCGTGTTTCTTACTGACTTTTAATATTTGTTTTTTAAGATTGTTTGGATCATATCCCACATGTACCCAGTTAGGTTCATCATCAGTACCATATTCCCAAATAAGTTGCGTAAATTCTAAATTATCTTTTACATAATGAAAGATTTCTGAATTAGTAATTTTACCAAACATATCTGCATCAATATCCAAAGCCTCCCCTTTACAATGCTGAGATGTCTTACTACCTCTAACTGCAGCATTTAATTCCTTAGATCTATAACCAGAACTAATACCAATAGGTACGCCAAAATGATTTCTTAATGGTTCAAAAATTTGATTTGCTACTAATGTTAAAGAATTTAAATGAATCTTTGTTGGAGTATTATCTATACCATGTCTTGATGCAGTATTAGATTTCGTAACTTCTTTTAAAGTTAAATGTTCGCTAATTTTCATACTACTGTTTTTTAAGAGTTTTGGCTGTTTCTTTAGACAGAGATTCCTTGGCTTCTTTTTCAGCCTGCCTTTGAGATTCCATCATCTGCCCTTTTCGCATCATTATCTCAATACGTGTCATTTCGGCAACTTCTATTTCTGTAAGTAAGCTTTCATATTTAGCTTTCTTTTCAAGAAATGGAATTTCTTCATCATAAAATTTCATTAGATTTTTTTTCTGCTTTTCATAAGCAGCAGGATCAAATTCTTGATTACCTTTTTGTTTTTGATCTTTGGAATTACTCATATTATTGGTTTAAATATATTTAGTGTAAAAATACTAAAAATGTTTAAACATTACAAGTTTATATTTTTCAAAATAAAAAAAGTCAGTGACTAACTGACTTTTCTAACAATTAAACTAAATAAAATTTTATAAATCTGTACCGCTATATGTAGCTATTGATTTAGGTTTAACTTGAGCTTCCGCATCTACATTATCAATTCTATTTCTATTGGCCTCATCTCTACGTGTATGATTTTGTACACCTGGTGCGTTATATAGAATATTTTTATTATCATTAGTAAAGACCGTATGATATAACGCATCATTTATGAATGCTGTATTCATATACCCAGGATTAACTCCACATAGTGCAATATCTGCGGGAACTTTTAAATTATTCCAGGCATTCATATATGCTGTAGAATTTGTGACAGTATCTAACACATTCCCTTGACAATCCTCAATTTTAACCTCTCCTTCAGGAAATATATATACACACATTCTATGATGAAGATCTGAAGTGTCATTATAAAAATTAGATTTTGTTATTGCAATCATGATTGCAAAATTATGACGCAGATTATTAAAATCTTGTACGGAATTAGTCTGTGCGGTAGCTCCTGTTAACGTAGATTCTAAAGCAGCTATTGCAGATGCCTGTAAACCTCCTCTAATCTTCCTAATAGTATTTACAGTACCTGTTGTAAAAGAAGATTCGTACTGACATAACAAAGTAAGTGCATTAACAATATCTTGATTATTTCCTTTGAGAGCTATAAATTTTAATAATTTATTAGAACTTACATAAATTTTGATTGGTTTTTCCAATATTGGAGGAGGAGCCATAATTTTATTTTTTAAATAATATAATTTATAATTTTATTCCGGGCCATTTTTTAAAGGTAATTCAACCAATACATTACTGGTATCTTTATCTTTAATAATAATACAATTTAATTCTTCATTTTTATATATTTCAATATCCTCTCTTATATCTAATCCTGGATAATGAGGATTTTCCATTAGTAGTTCTTCAGCCATTAGTCTCTAGTATAAGTTATCCAAAAATGGTAATCATAATTCCCGGCTGCTGTCCAATACCAATAAAAATTTGTAGGATCTATATAATTAGCATAAGTAGCATATTGAGCTCCTCCTGGGGTTCCTACATAACCAGATGCAGCAACTAAAGTTTGTATCCCTGGAATTTCATGAGGGACTCTTCCATAAGAACCACCTGTTGTAAAACTAGTTCCTGTTAAAAGTTTTCTGTAAATAGGTTTATCATCTATCCAAATTTTTCCAGTATCTACTTCTTCACCTTCTTTAAATAAAACAGGTGCTTCTGCAACCCAATCATTAGTAAAATCAGGTCCATTTTGTGTATACACAATACCATCTTTTTTCCAAAGATACCTAGCACCATTCTTTCTTTTCAATCCTGCAGGAGATCTCATCCCTCTTTCTAACTCGTTATAATTCATATCTGTTGTGTTACTATAATATACCAAAAAAGATTAACTATATCAAATAAATTTCAAATCTAATGTTCAAAGTAACAAAACTTTGTAACCCCTTCTTTATTTACATAATAATAAGTCCATCTTTCATAATCAGGTATAGCTCTATAAACATCTCCTTTTCTATCTCTATACCAAATATCTCCTCTTTTATCAATCCTAAGACCTAAAGCAAAAAACTCTTTCCCTTTTATTTCTTGGTCTTGATGATGTTTTAAAAATCCTTTAAACTCTCTTTTAAACCTATACATGTCTGACCTATGAACATGAATAGAATCTAATAAATCTTCCTTAAGTAACTCCAAATCTTCCTTAGATGCAGTATCATCCCCAATAAGTATATTTTTAATTTCTGGAATAATAAACTGAAACGCAACAATAATAGCCACTACAACAGTAAGTTTACCACTAGTTCCTTTTAACCATTTCCATATATCAAAATGCTCCTTGTTTGGCATAATTCTTTCTTATTTTATTTTATTTTTCCATAAAGCTTTCTTCATTCTATCTAAAAGATCATATCCAAGAATTTTACTAATGTTTTCAAATATACTTTTTCCCTCTACGGTAGCCAATATTCCCAAAGTAACTTTTACAAAAGGGATTTCCGGAGTAATGAACTCCATTAGAAAAGCAGACCATATAGCAAAAGGATAAAGTATTAACTTAGCAACAACTCTTCCTAATTTTCTAGAATGGATTTTACTTAACCCTCCTTCTTTATAAGCTGCCCATACTCCTGTTAACGTATCAATCATAATCAATGCTCCAATGGTAAACATGGCAAGATATAATTGAGAAAAAAATAAACCTATAAATATAGTTATTTCAGAACTGAGTATTAATATTTTTTCTTTCATTATTTCCCTTTTAAATTTTTATTTTTAATTTTTTCATACGCTAAATATTTTTCCCAAGAACCTAAAGTATGTCTTTTTTCTCTAAAAATTTTATTTAATATTTTACTTAATCCTTTACCTCTTTTATTTATTGGTAGTTTTTTATATTCTAAATGGCCAATAGATGCAGACACAGTAACATCCTTACATCCAAACATTGTATTTTCTTCACTCGTTACGGAATCTTCTATCCATTCTCCCCAGACATTCCCCATGATATCAAAGGCTATTGCTATCCCATCATAAAAGAAATTACCTATTGTTGATAGTGTACCATCAATTAATCGCCACCAAATAGAAAAGAATAACTTCCAATTTTTATATTTAATCGCCATATATATAGGATATATTAAGTTAAATATCATCCCTATAACAATTACTATTGAAAATATAATAATAGCAACGATCATTATTATGATATTTATAAAAAATGTTTTCATTATATTATTTCTCCTTTTAATTTAGATATTATATATGCTCTAAGAGTCATGCCTATCATGAATGGAATCATGGCTTGTGTCTGAGCAGTATCTACTACTACAGTGTCAATCCAAACGTGGTTTACCTCTGCATCATTCAACAAGTCATCAAAAAGCCTACCTTTTCCTGATTTTAAATAACTGCTAATTGCACCATTATAAAACTCCATAATCTCTAAAAGTTTATCTGTTGCAGTATCTTCATCAGGAAATACTCCACTTAATATTCCTCCCATTGCAGTATGACCAACTAAAATATTAACTATATTATCTCTACGTCTTTTTCCTTCTTTATTCTGCTTATTCATGGTATCATAAATCTTAGTGGTTACTTTCGTGTTCAAATCATCTAAGGAATTATTATTTTTATACCATCTACGAGTTTTAGTTCTGTTAGTAACTCTTCTTGCTGCTGGAACTTTTGCTGTGTCATCTACATGCGTTATATATACTTCATCAACTTCTAAAATCTTAGCTCCTTTGTTTTGACTATCTACAAAACCGTAGTAAAATTCAGTCTTTGTTGAAAATCCATCATTAGAAAAAGTATGCATAGAATGTAATTTTACATCCGTTTTAAGTTCTGATTTATAATCAACATCAGTTACATTTTTATTTTTAATATTAGTATTTACAAGATCAAAAATCTTATAATCTTTAAAATCTTCTTGATTATCTGAAATATATTCTTGTTTAATTTCTTGAGAAACTACTTCTGTGTAATCATTCCCTGGAGAAACATCCGATACAATGAATTGTTCTTTGTATGTCTTGTCAATAGGGACACCTCCTATTTGAGGATTATATTCATCATATTGCCATAATTTATCCATGGTGTGTATTTATTAAGGAGTTATTAATTTTTTTTCTATTCTTAATTGAGCTTGATAAATAGTAGCTTCTAGATTAGCCACATCTGACCCAAATTCAAAGGTTATCGTATAATTAGTTCCTCCAGTTAATACTTTATCAAATAAAAATGATTCTGGATGTCTTATGTCTGTACCTGTATTAGCAGATCCTACAATTGAACCTCCTTGTAATATATTTATAACCTCTCCTGTACCTCCAGAATCTTTTGGCTCAACTACAAATAACAACTCTATATCAGGATTGATTCCATCATTTAAAACAATTTTTCCCCAAAAATTATTGGAAATAGCGTTTAAACTCCAAATAAAAGATAATGATAATTGATAATTTTCAGTAACTACAGGTGTATAAACAAGAGTTAGATATTTTTCCCAAACACCTAATTGTTGGTTCATTAAAGGAATTGTTGTCTGACCTGCTCTAGATAGAGTACCTTCTATAAATTTATATATGTTGGAATTAATAGTAGAAAGAGATGCTAACTCATCTAAAGCTACAGAAACTCTACTTGGAATATTACTCCAATCAGATACTGTAGACGGTTCATAAATAATATCCCCTCCCATTGGTAATCTAACTACACTAATATTCGCATTAATTAATGTGGATAAACCAAGATATTTTATATCAAATAAATTAACTATCCCGTTTGTTGAAGATGTAATTGTATCAACTCCTAACCCTGTAGATATTGTTACATCGTCAAAATTTGCTATACCGTTATTTTCTATTATGATTGGACTTGTTGAAGATTCTATAAATTTAGAATTTTTAAAATCGCAAACTGAATTATCAATTAGAATTGTTCCATTTGATTCAAAATTCCAAACATTAAAGGTTCCTCCATTTAAAATTTCCATTGTATTATTTAAAGAAGCAATGACAGTTAATGTGTTTCCTGAAAACTTTCCGTTATCAATTACTAAACTGCTTAATCCCCCACCCCCTTGGGAAAAGGATGTATTGAAGGCAACAACTCTTGATTTTCCTCCAGTAGCTGCAACATGATTATTGTCAATCACAAATCCGTCATCAAAACTACAATTATCTAAAAATAATTCTTGGGCATTTATTCCTGTAAATTCAGAACGGACAATAAAACTCATATTAGAAACTGAAATTCCATTTTTAAACATGTTATCATCTGTAGCAATTAGATTAATTGAAAGTTTCCTGACAACAACTCTTCTATTATTTCCTGTAGTTTGAGCTGTAACATTAATATATCTTTTAGTTATAATAATATCTTCATTATATTTTCCTGATGTTATCATCAATGTTATTTGATTATCGGGATCAGTAATAAAAGAATGTGCTACAAGTAATGCTGCATTAATTGTTTTAAATGGTGTATCTATACCTCCATTTTCTAAAGTTCCTGTATATGAGTTATTAATCCACAAATTACTAGATTGCTTTTTATTGTCAATCTCATAAGGACCTACGCTGTTACCTACATTTAATACTGAAGATAAACTTTGCTTTATTGCTGTAAATATATTTGTTCCTGACATAATTAATATCCTAAATGTTTGCGCATCCCTTGAATAATCAAAGGCTTAATTGACGGTGAAAATAATACGTTTAATTCATCTACTCTATTATAAGCTTCTTCTAATATTTCAACATCTTTTACGTAATCTCCTTGTTCATCTACTTCAGTTTCAACAACTGCAGGTTCATTATAAGTCATATACGTATCATAGGATGTTGATTTAAAAACATCATTAGAATCATAAATATCTAATTTAAGTGTATGTTCTATTCTATTATTAATATAATCATAGAACGTTGCTACACAACTAGCTTTTAATACATCTGTACTATTTGAAATAGGTTCTTCAAAAGATATCTTATCAAATCCAATTCCTGTATGTCTGTTTATTATTAATGTTTTCATATTATTATGCTATTGTTACCCCTTTTCCTATTATACTAGATTGTGCTGCTAATCCGTCAAACCCTCCACTAGTTGCATCTGGTGCTGCATTTCCACCTATCTGTAAAGTTCTATTTATAAATCCTGGCAATATTATACCATCTAATTGTACTAATAATTCATTAACCTGAGCTGCAGACCAATTATTATTAAAATATCTTGAAAAATGATTGTCTATGTTAAAATGACTAGACATACCACTTGGATCAAACGGAGAAAGAGAAGGGTTATTATATGCGTTTAACGTACCTGTTGTAGATGATATCGAAATTGGCGGTATTATAGTTTTAATAACATTTCCTGGAGCAACATCTATTTCTAAACTTGTCACAGAAGTATCAAAAACGAGTTTAGATAAATCAATGAGAGGCACATTAGGATTTTGCATAAGTCTTACCCTAGTTAAAGGTAATGAGTTTGTTGTATTGTTTATACTCATTACCTCTAATAAAGAATTTCTAAATATATCTAATACAGCTTCTATTGTCAGCATGGAAAAATCTATATTAACGATAGAATTATTATCATATAAAACCATTATACACCCTTTTCCGCTTGGGGTAGGATTAAATGTATAAAATGTAGATAGAGGATTAGTATGTAAATTAAAATTCCCTGTTACACTGGTAAAACCTGTAAAATCTAATCCTAATAATTTAGGATTATCATGGAACCAAAACGAAGTAAGTACAGTATTATTCAGCGTGGCATTTCCTGATGAAAAATTAATAGTTTCTAAATCAGAACATGAATAGATTCTGAATGAACCTTGTAAATCAGATATCATTGATAGGTCTAAATTAACTAAACCTGTATTCCATGCAAAATATCTATTCATGTTAATAGCTGTAGTAGCTTTATGAATAATATCTGTTAAATTAGGATTATCATAAAACTGATAAAACGTTTTTATTTCTAAATTAGAAAGATCTAAAACTCCTGTAATGTCACACTGATCAATACCAAATGAATTACATATTTGATTAAGATCTGCATTTAGCAATAAACTTGTTAAGGATGGATTATCTAAGAACCATGCGTTCCCGCTTGTAATTCTAACACCCTTCATGTCGTGAGTACCTGTTATATCAGATGAATGAATTCTATAATCATCTGTAAATTGAGTATTATCAGTATTGTGCGTTATACTAGTAATAGCTGTGCCATATGTGTAAAAAGCACCCGCCACTTTAATATTAGAAACATCTAATACTCCTGATAAAAGAGTAGTATTAAGCGATACTTCACAATTTCCTGTAGAAGCAGGTTGAATAAATGTAGTTAAAGGATTAGTATTAAAATTTATTTGTCCTGAAATATTTGTAGTTAAAGATAAATCAACATAGGTAATTTCTCTGTTATTATTACTACTTATTCCTGTTAATAAAGAAACATCATCACCATATACAATAATTGTTTTTTCTCCCGCTAAAATATAATTATGTAAAACAAAATTTGTATTAGTATGAATAGTTCCATCCCCCATATCCCAAGTCAGCGGAGATCCTGTTTTGGAAAAATTAAAAGATAATGGTCCCACCTTTGTAGTCTTGATAACTACAAAAGGAACTAAACTATCTCCTGTTCTTCCTCCTATGTCTTGTATTGGTAACATTTATACTACATCTTTTTTAATTGATAATGCAACTTTTCCTTTTACAACAGATGCAGACCAATATAAAATATCAACTTTACCTATTACTTGAGAAAATTCTAAATTATTTCCTTCTGCTGTAATTACGTTAGTTCCTTTAAGTACAGCGTTTGCACCAACGGTATTAGTAACCCATATCTGACCAGAAGAAGCTTTTATATTAATCGTAGGAACATTAATTGTTAAATTAGCAGTATTAAAATTTACATACTTGGAGTTACTACCTGTTCTAAAATCCAAATCAAGAACTGCGCCAGCATTGCCTAAATCTTGTTCAGATACTGTCTGCATGGTATTATTTAGATGGAGCTTACCATCTTTTAATTCTTGCTGATATCCGTTTAAATCTTGGGACTGGTCTTCAGTTTGAATTAAACTATCCTCTATAATATTTTTATCTGCTCCTAAAAAGCTAATTGCTGTTTGTGACATATCTTAAATTTTTATTGCACTCTAGTTGCTGTTACTACTGCTGTAAGATCTACCGTTGCGTCATAAGAAATACCTCCTAATGTACCATTGCTGTCTGATCCAAAAGATACTCCATAGGGAGCCGTTCTTGTAAGACCTCCTATTACAGCGGTTCCAGACTCAATTACAATAGCAAAAGAACTAGACCCTGTTCCAAACGTACCAGTTGAATTACTTAAATCTATATGAGCACAACCTTGTAATAGATTAGGTTGAGTATTGCTTTTAATATTTATAAGTTCTGTAAGCATTAAACTTAATATCGCAGAAGGATCTAAATATTCTAAAGGACCTACAGGAACATAAGGCGCACCACTTACATCTTCATAGCTAGTAGTCCATAGACCGGTACCTTGATCATATTCTCTAATTTGTTGAACGACTAAATCTGCATTTCCAGTATCTCTAACTAAGAGTACTTCAAAATCTTGACTATTCATTATACTATTAAGAATACTAACTAAAGTAGGCTCTGTAGCATATCCTCCAGGAGGCGGTGCTCCTCCACCTGCAGCTATAGCTAATAGCAGTCTATGTTCAAAAGAATGATTACTTCCTTTATTACCTGATTTAGCATTTCCGTTACCTAATCCCATTATATATATTTTTACAGTTACGTATTAGTATAATATAATCAAAATAAACAAGAAAACAAAAAACCCCTTAGAATTAACTAAGAGGTTTCTATTTCATTAATCAAAATTAAAATATCGCCAAATCACAAGCGAATTATAAAAGCATTGCTAAAGTAATAAAATTATTTCAATAAACAAAAAATATTTAAACTTATTTAATTTATTTATTTATAAAATCATTCATACTTTTTACTGCCCATTTTATTTTTCTACCTTTTTTTGATTTGTCAGTGGTAAGATATCTATCTGGAGTAAAAGTTTCTTTAAATAATTTTTGAGGTATTATTACAGTAGTAAGAATTCCATACTTGCTATACAACCATTTAATATTAATCATTGCTAATCTGGTCATATTATTTTGGTCAAACTTTGGTTTAACCTCTATTTCCGAACAAATCTTATACTCATTATTTTCCTTAATCCGATATACAAGAAATGGGTAGTCAATCATCCGAGCACTTGTATCAAAAGAATCATTAAAAAATATACCTTTCGCCTTATCTGTCCACTCTATATAAAAATCGGGAGTATATTTGTGCCCTCTTACATAAGAATACTCAAGTACCTTATTAGGCACTCTTTTCATAATTTTAATATTAGTAGCTGTACAAGGATCAGATAATACATATGCCCCACTTCGAGAATAATATTTAATATATCCTTTATTTTTTAAATCATTTAAATACCAACTAAAATATAACTCTTCACTACTATCGAACATTTGCATCATATCCTTTTTTTTATAAATATACTTATTTATCAATTATTATTCTATCTTTACACTTAATTAGTTTAACTGAAAACAATATAGCCAAATAAAACCAACGCATCAATATAGTATTCTTAGGGGTGGCTCCCCTTGTTTGCAGTAAAAACCTCAGTTAGAAATAGCTGGGGTTTTTAAACTCATAGGATGTTTGACTGTGATCCTACTAGATATAAAAAAAACACATGAACTTATACTAAATGCTATTTAAGGGGAAGATAAAATCCTGCTCTGTCACAAACCCAGACAACAGGTACTGCAAATAATAAAGAAAATGCCTTGATTAGTAAGCCAATTAGCCAATAATAAATAAACATCCTGGTCGCAGAGGGAAGTGTTAGTATAGGTATTAATCAGAGTGACTCCTGCATTCTTCCTTTTGCAGTATAAAGGGTTTCTTATGTTCTTGTGGTTATCCATAGCATTAGATCCTCACAATAGCTTTTGAGTATTTATATTTACAACAATTAAAATTAATCATATAACATGAAAGAGGTATGAGAAATCTAGCGTCATCTAAAGAATTGAGAAAAATATCAGACATTGAAAAATTCTTAGTAAACGCTATAAGTATGAACATTGTAAAGAACGAAGTTCATTTATTAAGAGTGATAACAGAGTATAATTGATCCCTCGGCTGGAATTGAACCAGCATTTTTTGGCCCAAAACCAAACGTCCTGCCAATTAGACGACAAGGGAATAATAAAGAGCCGCCAGCAGGATTCAAACCTGCGAATAACTGGGTTGCAACCAGCCCCTTTAGATCACTCAGGCACAGCGGCTTATTAAATTAGTCTAAGTTGCAAGACTCGAACTTGCGATCTCCTGCTCCCAAAGCAGGCGGATTACCAACTTTCCCAAACCTAGATTTAAAGCACAAAAAAACCCTCAATTTCTTGAAGGTCTTTTTACACTAATATTACAGACCTATCCCATTAAGTAGGACAGGGTTGACCAATTCTTTTATTTACTTTAAATATTTGAGTATTCTTTTGCATGCTGCTAAGGTAATAAATTCTTTTGATAAAAAAAATAGTAGTAAATAAATTCACTACTATTCCTCTATACCGTTCATAACAAAATGAATCAAAAACTTTACTAATGTAATCATTAAGAATTAATAATCTTATAAAATTTAGTTATTAATTTTTTTAATCATTTTTTTTGGATCTGATTTAACTTCCTCCATCATCCCCAATAGCACATCTACTCGACAATCTATATTAAGTATTTCAGCATCTAAAGTAATCTGTTTAGTTGTATAGCTCATAGTATTAAAATCTAAATCCATAACTTCGTCTAATAAGTGCTCCCGTTTAATAATCAGACTATCAATCTGCTTTTTAATTAAATCATTTTCATATTAATAATTTGTATGTCTATCTAGTATAAAAATCAAAGACTTATTAGTATTATTTTTAAATTTCTGAAAGTCTCCTTTTAATTTAGCCAAAAGCATTAGTTCTGTATCATTTAAAATAATATGATCTTTATCAAAAAGCTCTTCATTAAGTTTATCAAAAAGCTTATTTATATTATATAAAGAATATACTTCCCTTATAAAAATATCTCGGACCTCGTTCCTAATGCGCACATCATCACAATCTCGAGATTCATCTAAATCCTTTTTAGCATCTTCTATTAGATCATTAAGTTTGCTATTATCACTTTCTGGTAATTTTGGTAACACATCTTCATTCATAATTATTGATTTTTAATTCTAATATCTAAAATTGCAGTATAACTCATCATTGCAGCAAGCTGTGCAGTTAAAATATCTACTTGATCTTCAGGAACTAGTTTATTATCCAAAGCATCTCGTAGTTTTTGAACTTTGTCAAAAAGATCAAATTTTTCAATTATTAACCTGTCCATGTAAGTTCCAGCTTTTCTATAAGTTTTATCAAATACATGTTTTGGTGACATAGAAATATATCCCTCATGAGAATTGTGATTTGGCTTAGAATTTGGATCCTTTTCATATTCCACCAAATAAACCATTTCATCTGTTGCTTCTCCTGCAGGAACTTCCCATCCCCTGTAATTACAATAATCTTTTTTTGTCATTGGAAAAGCTTTTATAGTCTTTGTTCCGATGTAAAGATTTTTCTCTAATTGCATTTTCTCTGCAATACTCATTTCTGTGTTATTTTCCCCATTCATAATACTTAATTTTAATTACTAATACTTACTACCTCTGAAACAGTTTGTATATTACGATTGCATTCATTTATTTCCTCTGAAATAACATCCATCATAGCGATAAGTTCTTCTGCTAGACTATACGGTGATGATTTTATTTTAGTACCAGCTTCTTCTTCTAATTCTGGTTCAGTTCTTATAACATCACACTTAACTTTAAGTGTTAATTCCCTTAATCGTATTACATCTGATTTTAAATTATTTAATTTATCAAATACGTTACCCATGTTCATTACACTTGGTTCACAACTCATTTCTCCATTCATATTATTTAGTTTTTATTTGTTACTTATTTGAAACAGATGATTCACCGAACATAATAATACGTTCAGTATCATATTTAAGTTTATACTTTTTCTCAATAGCAAGTTTATCTACAAAAGAACCTTTAACTGTTAACATATAAATTTCTCTTTGTAATTCCTTAATATCCCGATTAAATTTAAGATTATCATTTATAAGATCTACATACTCTTCTCTAGGAAGAACATGCATACTTTTACCAAGCAGGAGCTTGCATAACTTCTTAATCATAATTATTGGTTTAATTTATAATTAATCAAATATACTAATTATTAATCACATTTAAAATCTGACCCATTATATGAGTATGAAAATATGCTTCTGCCTCAACTTCAGTATCTCTATCAAGTAAGTCCGGTAAATAAAACTGACAAAGATGTAGTACTTCATGAGCCACTCTAGTATAATCAAAATCACATTTCTTAAAACCTGTAGTCAACGATATAATAGTATATTTAGAAAACCGATCAGAATCTTTAGGTGCTACATCACAAATTCCGCAAAACCAATTATTAGATCTAAAAGTATTTTCATGAGCCCTCACAGATTCAATCCAACAATCCATAACTTTTTTATTAACTCCTTTTTTCTTTCTCATCTTTTTAAGATGTTTCAAAGTCTGATCATAATCATAACCGTTAATAAATAAAGTCTCTCCAGGATAACATCCATGGTCAATCCATCCAATATACTTTTTTACACTCATACACCGAATATACAAAAAATTTTTTGCCCGCGAATTCTGGCCTGGGGGAGTAACCTTTAATCATTTACAACCAAATACTACCCCTACCATTACTCATAGCGAAATACTAATCCCTACTAGGGCATATCAAAAACGGCACGGATTTCATTCACCCCATTAGAAACTAGATTACGGTGCTAGTGCGCATCCTCTGGGAAATTGTACATTTTAGAGGATGTGGTTGGGCCTCTATAAAAAAAATTTTTTTAAAAGTCTGCACCCCCTACCCCCCTAGCAATTTGTGGACTAAACCCATAATTATAATTAAATCTTTAAAAATAATACTATGAAAAAGTCTTCTGCATTCTCACTAGTTAGTCTAATCATCATCTTCTTCTCAGGACTAGCTTTTCTGACAGGTGTCAGTATGTTTCTTGCTCCAGTCTTCGTGTTTCTAATGATACTACCTGCATGTAGTATGGAGCGCTAATATTCCCTAATGCTATGCCTATTGGTGTAGTATTAGGCTCATTAAACCCACAATTTCAATTAAACTTTAATATTATGAAAACAGTTATCGCAAGCATCCTCGCAACAAGCAATGATAGTATAAGATCTACTCAAACTAAGATTAACCAGTGGCGTACTGCTGGTAGATTAGTTGAGATGGAAATACATACTACAAGTACTCATATTGTATTTGTCATTACACTTAAAAAGAATGCTAAGTAGCATTCTTTTTTACACCTAATAAACCCATCATTAAAATTAAACTTTAAAATATTTATTATGAAAAAATTCCATTCGCTAGTAGCATTCTTATTACATGAGGCAGCCTTATGTAATACACACATCAATAAGCACACATTATATGTATACGCTATTGATTTATTTAGTAATCAAGAAATGCTTGAATACGTACATGAAAGCAAAGGGCATTAGCTCTTTGTTTTACAATTATAATTAATAAACCCATTATTTAAACTGAATATTTACTAAATACTATTATTATGAAAAGTTTACACAGAATCGTACAAGGTTGGAAAATGACTACTGACCAAATAGGTGATGATAAAGATAAGAAATGGCTATTAAGCGTTCTTGTTGCTGATTCATTAACGCATGAAATTACTCACAAGAAGGTGGCTATTTAGCCGCTTTCATAATACTTACTGTTATGGAAAATTATATTAATTGGCTTGTGAACATATTAATGCCTGACGGTAAGATATTATCCACAAGAGAAATGGCACCTACTGCATATTATGCTATTGATAAAGCAATGCGTAAACATTATCGCAGGCAGCCGGATAGAAAAAAATATAAAGCTATTGCACCTTTTATTAAGGTGTAATAGTTTGCCCAATAAACCCATTATTAAAATTAAATTAAAATCAAATCTCATGGAAAGAAGACATCATCATTATAACTCTGAAATTACACTAGCAAGGTTGGTAGGTGTATTCATTGTACTAATAATATTACTAATCTCAATATCATGAATTCATCTGCAAAAATACATGTGGACATTGTCAACATGAACATAGGGATTTTATACATGGTCAATCTTATAGACGTTAAGAACTGTGTATTTATGCCATTAGACCGCATTTTCATAGGTTACAATTAAGGTTTAGTACCTCTCTTCAGTGTTGAAGGGAGGTATTTTTTTGCTGTAGCATTTCAATAATGAGGGTCATATACGGGCAAAATAGCTAAAAAGTTAATGTGTTGATAATTAGGAAAATAGTATCAAATTTCCCTGACGCAGTAATACTGAATGATAGGAGCATATGGTAGCAGTTAGGATTCCAATAGCTTTTAACTTACTCCTTTAAACCCATCATTTCAATTGCATTATTATATTGAGTTTGAAATGATGAGCATACTGTATAGCAGTAACCACGGTGTTTCCCATACTTATTTATTACTCCTTTAAACCCATTATTTTAATGGTAGTTATAGAGTATGACTACGCAAATCACAATCATTAATTAAAATTCACGAATCATGAAAGGATTATTCAAATCAGATTACACAAATGATGGAAACAAACGTGCTGTTTACATTGTTAAAGGAACCAAAGCAGAATTAGATGCTTACGAAAAAGCTGTCAATGACAATGATAGCGGCTTTGAGATGGCTACTGATGAAAAGACTGGAGAGCCATTATTCTTTGGAAAGAGACTTGGACCATCATGTGTTATTGAAGTGTCAGATAATGGATTTATTAACGCGTTCAATAAAGATGCTCAAGCCATTACGGAAAGCATTGGTATGTATGAAGATGATGCTGAAATGCAAAAGGCTCTAAGAGATGCTGCAGCTCAAGCTATCATTGCGAAAGCATTAGGTGGAAGTCCTAGTAGAGTTGCTGCACCAGCACAACCAGAGGCTGCATCAGAAGATGTATCCACTGAGGAGACTGAGGCGGAACCAGAGTTGTAAATCATACTTGAAACCTACACGCCAGCTACTGCAAAGTAGTTGGTGTACTTGGTTTTAGAGGTGTTTAGAGTAAGGTTTAAGCGTAATAACGGAAAGTTTAATAACTTAATACCAAGGTTTAAAGTTTAGTTTTATTAGTTTATTATAGTTTTATTAGATCACATTCATGTAGTCTATGAAATATAATGCGTTAAGTGTCAAGGAGTTACTGTTTTTGCTACTCTTATGTAACTAATTGATGCTTAGGGTGTTATAATAACAGTTCATGTCAACAATTACTTGAAATAAATCTTGTAAGTGACTGAGTGTCAGACTGGAGGATTAACAAAACACCCCATATACCACTATTTAGAACACCTCATTTATCCCAAACTATAAATATTAAATATAGATATACTAAGCTCATACACTAGCTAGTACATCTACTAATACACTTAGAACTTATGACCATACAAGAAGAATTCCATCTAGCAAAACTAGAGAAATTAAATAAAGCACACAATAAAGAACTGGCTAACCTTACAGAAATATGTCTTGATAGAACAGGACTTACCATAGGAGAACTAATAACCATTACAGAAGACCTTAATAAAGAACTTAAACAATTCAAAGAGACATACGGTACTAAGAAATAGTACTAGTGTTTCTTTCTACTATAGTTTTATCATAAAGCGTAAATTAGCGAAGGCCTAGAACCATCACCATTAAAACCATACATTATGAGACATAGACTACATACACGTAAACTTCATCAAGCAGTGAAAGAGGCTACGTCTGCTCAAGCATGGGCTAGAAAAGAATTCAATACTGAATTTATTAAAAGAGATCTATACTTTGAAGTATCTTTTAAGCTTAGTGATATAGGACAAGCATTAAAGTCATATCGCAACCGTACTAAATAGTTCTCGAATCCACAGTATTAACACTATTTATATTAGTTTGAATAATCAAAACACAAACAATGCATGTGTTCTAATATAAATAGCATTAAACCAATTATTATGAATAAAGATAAAAAGAAATCTATAGCAGTAGTAGGATCTAAACCACCAACTACCCTCATTACTACTGTTATTGAGAAAAAAAAGAGCAAAGAGAATATTATTAAAAAGAATAGATCTATTGACTCAACTATATCTTCAGTTGAAGAAATAGATTCCTTTATGGAACATTTCTCTACTGTAACTGGTAATAGTGCTATCTATGATTATCCAGAGCTATCTCATAAATCAAGTATTCCTTCTAATAGTAAGCGAAGCCAACTTAGAAAGAAACGTAAAAAACGAAATAGATAAATATACTATTCACATCTATATTACTGAGTAGTAATATTGTCATAGATTTATTAACAAATCCAAAAAGATTATGGGAGTTATAAACTTTAGAAACCATACACTTGTTTACAATAAAATATATAAATTTGAATCAGAAGGTAAATGTTATTTTGTAAAAATAAGAGATGGCTATATGCTATCTTATAAGGGGTTAACTGAACATTTTCATTACATTATAAATATAAGAACAAAAAAAGTATATCTTAAATTAGGATTCCCCAGTTCAACAATTGATTGGAAAATAACATTAGCTACTAATAAAGAAATAGTTTGGTTTAATGATTGTATTATTACAGATAAATTTACTTATCCTCCTATTAACCACAGCATTATTGATTACATTAAATTTTAAATTATGACACTAAGCGAAATAAAAGCAAATACAATATACTTTTTTAGATTTGATAAACAAGATGGGTATTATCTAGGGTTAACAAAAACAGATAGTAGTCTAGAATTAGGCTGTCATATTAGGTTTGACCTTAATGGTTATCGAATACTTCATGAAAAAGGTACCATGAGTAGAGCAATAGCAAATTGTAGGCCTGCTAATAAAGAAGAAATACGCAAATATTGTCACTATCTAAATGAAGAAGGTATATCTATACCTGCAGGAATAAATTCAGATGGGCAAATAATTATAGACTTTATTAAATTTTAAATATTATGGAACTTAGAGACGTAAAACCTGGCGAATATTATAAACATGATCGCATTACCTTATATTGTTTAGGTATAACTGAAGAAAAAGGATTATATGAAGTAGTTTCTTCTAAAAATAAAAAGAATGGAGTGCCTATGTTTAATCATCGGGGAACATTAGATTCTATATTCAAGAACATGCTTCCTCCTAAATATACAAAAAAATATTTGGGATATAGAGGTTATGAAAGCTATCTTGAACCTTTGGAAAATAAAGTAATTGATTACATTAAATTTTAACAAATAAAAAATAAATAAATGACTAAAAAAGCAGCAAAAGCAAAAACAACAGCGGTAAGTGTAGGTAAACAATTTACACAAGACTGCATACCAGAAATGTTAGAAAAAGTAAATGCTCAAATAGCAGCATTAACTAAAGTAGGAAATGAAGACAGACCTACTACTAAAGGAACTATTTTTCCTGATGCAAATGAAATATGTAATATCAATGATGTAGCAAGTCTTATTCATGTCCACGCATCTATAGGAATTAGAGAAAAAGCGTATAATGCTTCAGTTAAAAAATTAGGATTAAATATTAAAGTTCCTCCATTTGCTATAAGCGGTCATTCTTCTAAAATGTGGGAAGATGATATTAAAGAACAACTTATGGTTGTTATCCACAGCAAAAAGGTAGCTACTCTTAATAAAATTAAAGAAAAATTAGAAGCTAGAAGATCTGAAGAACAAAAATTATCAGATAGTCTTCATGAGATTAATGATCTTATGGATGAAGCTAATGAATTTTAATTAATGTATAAGATACCGGCAGTAGGTGTATTATCGTAATATTAATTTATTAGCTTTTTTTATATCAAAATCCTACTGCAGAAGAAAACGAATAGCTAAGTTGCTATTCGTTTTATATAGAGCCGATTTAGATAGATTATAATATTCTAATGAAGCCTAACGTTGAATATAAGAATAGTAGGCGATTTAGAACGCTGAACTTCACAAACAGAACGGAGTTAATTAAATGATTATAAACTACCTACACGCAGAAAACGCCTATTATTTTTATATATTGTTAGGCTTTCGTTTTGTGTAGTGGGATAAAAACAATATTATGAGTAAAAATAAAGAAATTGTAACTGTTGGTACTTGGGAATATGATATAAAATTAGGGAAAGCAATTAAGACAAAGACAGAAGATTGGTCTAAATCGAAAGCAGATTACGTATTTGATAGAAACATAACCAAACCTAAAATTGTTGATGAGAACCAACATTTAAGAAACTTATTAAATATGTAAATAGTGTGTGTGTGTTGGCAAATGAAGCCTAACGGCTTGGCTATGAAGCGTTGAGGAACGAAATGATTTTATAGCCTGTGTTATGTACTGGCACGGGTTATTAACTAAAAACTTTAAATAAAATGGATTTAAGAATTGAAACAATATTTGAGGAACAAATGAAAGGAGATACATCTTTTCAAGAAAGAGAAAGCGGTTTAAGCCTGTTATTTGGTGGAACTAAATACAACAAACACGAAATGCGTGAAACTTGGGATAGTGGTATAAAATTAGGTATTGAGATAGGCTTGAATAGAGCGAGTTTAGAAGGGCAAAGAATTGAATTAAACCATAATACACCCGAAAGAAAGAATAAAGAGTTTCTTGAAAAGTTTTACAAACTCGCAGAAGAGTATAAATGTGCAATACAGTATCATCCGCAAATAGGGATGGTTGTTTTAGACCGAGAATATTAGTGATTGTACATAACGGAAAGTATAAGATTGCGTTGTGTAACGCAGTGAAACAATGAATTTTATACCGTGTTATCTACTGCACGGTTAATAAAACTTAAAATCAAATAGTATGAAACTAAAATATAATATGTGGAAATGGTATAATTGGAGATGGTTATTTCTAACATTAACGACTTGGTATAGTGCTGTTGAACACAAACAAAATACACCTGATTTGCTTCTTGTGATTTTATTCTTTGAAGTAATTTTTAAAATATCTATAATATTCACTTTGGTAGTGTTGTAGATAACGGTTAATATAAGAAGCGTATGGAGTGCAACGGAATATGATTTTTATATAATGTTGTACACTGTGCGGTAATTAACACTAAAATTAAAATAAGATGGCATTAACAGATACAGCCGAATACTGGCAAGATGTAAAAAACAGACCAATTAAACACGTATTTACCCATATAAAAGGTAAGGATTGCGGACACTACCACGTTGTAGAAAGTGACGAACTTAATTCAATAGATTGTTTTGCCTGTAAGAAAATTATAGAAAGTGACAATGAATTAAAGTTACAACTTGAAAAGAATAATGGTAAAAGACAGAGAAAATTAGAAGCCAAACGAAAGAACAAAAAAGGCTACAAAATTGATTCTATTATAAAGTTCGGGAAGTTTCAAGGGCAAAATAAATCTATTGAATGGTTGATAAACAACGAGCCATCTTATTTTAATTGGCTTGAAGATAAAATATTACTCCATTCAGAGGTAGATAGATATTTAGAAGCACGAAAGTAGCATTGTGTACAACGCCAAACTATGGCACGTTTTAATGTGCTTTAGCGACCGTTATGCAACGTTTTAATGTTGCATCAAAATAATAAATAAGAAGCTTAATTGCTTCTTGTTTATTAATTAAAACTTAGAAATTATGGCGTCAACAGCAAATTCTGATGAAGGATCACAGGTCATACATGTATCTTAAAGATTAAAAATGCTCTTATCCAAGCAGGTATCATTGCAAGAGATGATAAGCGGAACGTGTGCAAGCGGCTCCCAAGGGTTGCAACCTTGTAAGAGTACTATTAACTAACACTATTGATTATGAACAAATATTATATAACATTCGGGCAGAAACATGCTCACAGAGTTAATGGTTACACTTTTGATAAAGATAGTGTTGGTATCATTAAAGCAAACGATGAAGAGAAAGCCCGGAACATAGCCTTTGAGTTATTCGGAGGCGAGTTCTTCACTACATATCCTGAAAGTTCTTGGGATGAAGATGAGCAAATGCAATTCTTCCCAAGAGGATATTTACCTGTAAA